TAATTCCAGTAGAAGCACCTCAACAAATTTCTCCAGTAAAAACTGTGCCAGAAAAAGTAGATGAGAAAGCAACGGATACTGAAAAACCTCTTGTTGAAATTACTAAGGAAACATCTCCGTTTAAATTAGGAGCGTATGCAAAAGACGCAACCGAATATCAAAATTTGGTAAATGAATATAGAAACAATTTTGATCAAATGGATTCCGATGAGATGATTGATTTCTTATCTAGAATGAATGATCAAATTTCAGATTCTATACCTAATTTTGAAATTTATAATGACATACGTAAAGGTACTCTTAAATTAAGAGAAAGAAAAATCAAAGAATCTCCAGTAAAAGAAGCTCCTGTTGCCAACGCTCCATTAGATCCAAGAGAGTTAAATAAAGCTGCAGGTATTACTGATGAAATGATTGGTTTTACTAGAAAAAAACCAAAAAATAAGTTTACTACTTTTGGTAAGAAACCTTCTGTATCAATGCAGGTTTATGATAATGTTAAACAAACTTCTGATTTAGAAAAAGAATTATTAAATTATCGTAGAATGCTTGGTAAGAGAGCTGGTGGTAATATTAAATTGGTAGATCAATTAATTCGTATAATAGGAGAATCTGGTAGACCTGGTTGGGCATGGTCAATAATGAATGAGGATGGTGTAACTTTGTTTGAACGTCCTGCGGCTGGTGCTGCTTATCATGAAGCTTTTCATAGAGTATCATTATTATTGTTGAGTCCGGAAGAACAAGCTAGAATGTACAATTTAGCTAGAAAAGAATATTCACTATTTAATCGTAATGATAACGAAGTGGAAGAATTTTTAGCTGAACGTTTCCGAGAAGATGTTATCAACGATGCTCCTGATTCCCACAGTAAGTTAGGTAGAGTTATTTCAGATATTAAAAACTTTATTAAATCATTCTTAGGTTTAAACAAAACCAAAATAGATAATATTGATGGATTTTTTAATAGCATTAAAAACGGTAAATATAAATTTGCTAAGATTAACAAAGCGGCATTAACTAATTTTAATCAAAGATATGCAAATGCGGATGCACCTCTTACTGTTAATGGAGTCACATTGCATCAAATTTACAATAGCTCTTTACTTGGAAACATTGTTAGTACTTTAACTTCTATGACTATAGACGTTAATGGTATACAAAACATAGAAAGTTTAGAGAAAGGATTAAGTTTTAAGGCAGTAAAAGATCAACTAATTGATATCAGAGATAAGCATTTAGCAGCCTCACAAAACGAAGCGTTTGGAGAATTAGAAAGAGCTATCTACGAAGAAAAGGTAGATCTTTATAATGAAATACTTGATAACTTTGATACAGTATTTAGACCTCTTATTGATGTTAAGTTGCAAGGATTTAATATACGTAGAGTAGAATCTAAACTAGAGGAAAAAGATGATCTAAATGACTTAGTTAATGATGAAATAAGATCTGCTTATGAATTTTCAGCAAAAGAAAATGCGCAAGCGGATATTAGAGTAATGTTTTTAACATTAAAAGATTCTGAAACATTAGATCCAGAAACATTCCTTCCTGTATATATAAATCCCGATGTAGCTTGGTTTAATGCCTTTAGTGCAATTCACAATGCAAAGTCTATAGATGAAATGTTGGAGCTGTTGAAGAAAAAAGCAGATGAAACCAGTACTATCAGACAAGCCAAAGGAGATTCTAGTAAGATAAATATGTATTCAGAATTGTATGAAATCCTTACCACTAAGGATGAAAGCGGTAACGAGGATGAAATGTTGAAAACAAGATTCTGGAATACGTTTAAAAAACACAGAAATAGATTTATTAACGCTTACTTTGGTAAGGATACCAATGATAAAGGTAAAGAGCTAACTTCTTATACTATTACTTATGGTGACGCTGACGTTAACAAACGTTCTAACAGACTTGAACAGAACTGGTCAGCAACATTCGGTGTAAATGGTACATTTGCAAATAAGAATGTTTTACAACAAGCTATTGCAGATTATAAAGAGTTAAAAAATAAATCTAAAAAGCACAATTTCCTTAAAAACGATTATGCCGAGAATGTACTAGAATTAGTCCGCATACTTAACAATGTGAACATTGCTGTAGATGGTGATGCGATCGGTGTTTTATTAAATAATCATTATTTTAATAGCAATCTAAACGTTGCTTTAAAAAATCTTATAAATGGTGTACCTAGAGTTGGTTCTAAAGATCCTGTAGGATTAGACCAATTATTTGGAGAACAAGGTTTGTTTTACAATTTGGTTAACGACAAAATAGAAGATGTAACTAGTCATGCTTTAAATTTACTAAGCAAAGAAAAATCGGTAGCAGAATTGGCAAAAGCATATGTTGCTGCGAATCCTACAGCAGAAGATGATAGTGTGTTAGGACCAGATGGTAACTTAGTTTATGCGTATAGTGAAAATAACACTATTACTTCTATGTTTGAGGAATGGTTAAAAGATGATAGCTTCTTTACTCAGATAAATGGTGTAACTTATAATAAATCTTCATTTTGGTTGCAACAGATGACTGATCCCAAAGTAAGATCTAATGTTCACGTTGATACAATGCTATCTATGATTGATAAAGATGGTTACGATACAGGACGTGGTTATTTGGATATAGCACCGAATGAAGACTTATTACTTAAATTCAATGCTGTAAGAAACAATCGTTTACCTTTACCAACTCTTGCAAACAAACGTACATTCTATTTTATAACAGGTTTGAATCGTCAAGAGGTTACTATTCAAAATGGCTCTTTGAATAAAGAAACTATTGATTTGTTTGTAAATTATGCTATCAATGAATACTCTACAATTCAAGCTGCAATAAATGCTAAGAACAACTTCTTAAATAGACTTGGCGTTTCTGAAGAATCTTGGAACAAGATGTCAAAAGTTGAACAGGATTCTTTAATGAAAGAGAAAGATACAAATTATAAAGAACTTGTTGAAAACTACCATTATATTGTTAAAGGCGGTGCAATGCGTTTAACAGGTAATGGTTACAAATTCAGATATTTCTCATCTTTACAAAATAAATTATCAGATGATAAATTCTTTGATATTAATAGTAAAGGTCTTAGAAAAGTAATTGAAGAGAGTCTCATTCAACAAGTTAACAACACTATAAAACAGTTTATTAATCAGAAATTGATAAACGGTAATGAAAAGTATCTAGATGATGAGTTTATAAAAGAAAATGACAGTAAAAGGATAAATACAAATCTTATATTTAGTAATAGACTTTTACCAGCATCAATTGTAAAACAAAAAGTTAATGAAAAAATTGATTTAGCAGAAGCTATTGCGGATTATGCTATAAATTCAGCAATCGCTGTGTATGAATTTGAAAAACTTGTATCAGGGGATGTTGCGTTTTATAAAGGTAGTAAAGACTATCAGGCAATGTTGGATGATAGAGTAAAACGTTATTCTGCATTAACTTCAACAAAATCTGTATTACGTGAAAATTGGCCAGAAGGATTCTTAGACTTTGACACACACAAATATAAAACTGCTATATTCAATTCAAACATTGTAGAATCCAGAGTAATGTATAATGAAATGATGTCGAAGTACGTAGGTACTGATGACAATCATGGTTTACTTTGGAAACAGTTTGAGATGTTCAGAGAAAGACGTGTTGGTAGATTTGCTGATATGACTGATGAACAATTGAAAGAAGAGGTGGTTAAAGAAGCTGATAAACGTTTAAATGGTTATCTTGAAACTGACCAAACAGATGCGCAGGTACTTATTAGCCCAAAGATGTTTAGAAAACTTGCCATCATGAATGGTGAGTGGAATGGAGAAAAAGAAGAAGCTTATAATTTAATGGAATCAGATGAACCTTTATCATTAGAAGATGAATTGTATGCTTATTCTGTAGTAATGCAACCATTGAAATATATACATTTTGGTTATGATTTCATTAATGGATTACAGATACCCATCTACGATAAGATGTCATTGGCTACTGTATTCAAAAGAGTAGCAAAAGGTAGAGACTTACAGAAAGTATATGATTTAATGAATGATAAAGATGTAGACATGATTAAATTTGATACTTCTGTAAAATCAGGTTTAAGACAAAAAGGTACATTCTATGTAGATGGTAAACCTAATACAGAATTACAAGAAATTCCTGTATATGAACAATCATTCAAGTATTTAGGTAAACAGTTGGTAACAGATCCTCACCACGTATCTAGAATCTCGTTAGGTACTCAGATGGCTAAAATTGGTGTTGCTGGAGTAGAAGACAATGATGTGTATGAATACGAAGGCGTAAAATATTCAGGTAAGCAATTAATTGACGACTACGTAGGAGCTATTTCAGCTTTATCAGATATTGGTAGAAATAATATTTATGAACAGTTTGGAATAAGCGAAATAACAGAAAATGGTAAAACCTATATGACTGTTAATCGTGATAAGTTTGTTCAAATGTTAAAGGATGATGCCATAAATAGTAACTTACCATCAAATCTTATTGATGTTTTAAAAACCATTGAAAACGAAGATGGTAACAAAGATTACTATATTGAATTATCTGGTATACCCGCATTAGCATGGATCCAGAGTCGTATCATATCTATGATTAAAAAAGAAACTATAGATATAAATACTCCTGGCGGTTCCATGATTCAGATGTCCAACTTTGCTTACAAAGATTCTTTTGCCGAAGTAGATGCAAGCAAATACGAATACAAATTCAATAAAGAACTTAGATTTAAGGATGAAAATAATAGATTACAAGCAATTGTATCTATAAACCTATTCAAAGATGTATTACCCAAAGATTATTTATTAGAACAAGCAAAAAAGAATAATACTTCTTACTTTGAAGAGGCAAAGAAATTCATCCTAGATAATCAAGACTTAGCAGTTTTATCTTATCGTATTCCTACTCAGGGTATGAACTCCACATTGCCTATTACTATAGTAGATGTATTACCATCAAATGTCGGAGATACTATCGTATTACCTGCTGAATTAACCAAGTTGACTGGTGCGGACTTCGACGTTGATAAAATGTATCTAGCTAGATATAATTATGATGTAATAGGTGGTAAATTGTATAAGACAGAATTCATTGATGACTATGTAGGATTAGACGAATTAGGTAATCCGATTTATTTGAACGAAGAAGAATACTTGAAAAAAGTATACGATCACAGATACCGTTGGTTTAATACAGATTTCTACAAACAAGCAAAAGTAGAAATACCTAAAATATTACAATCTGTATTGGTGGATATTAATAGAAATGGAGAATTAACTGAAGATTCTATTAATATACTCAATAGTATGAAAAATAAATATTCAATCTTTATAGGTCAAAGAAAGTTTAATCAAATTTTAAGAGATCCAGAATTAGCTCCTAATAAAAAGATTCTTAAATTAGCATCATCTTTCAAGTTCGAAGATAGAAAAATGACTTTTGAA